TCGTCTCCAACGGCATTGGCCGCGGCCTACGACACTCCAATCACGTCAAGCTCAAACCCTGGCGTTATCAAGTCGTCTCCGCCATCCTCGCCGCTAAACCCAAAGACTGGGATCCCTCCCTACCCGTATCCGTCACCGCTACAGTCCGCTTCCCCCGCCCCCAGTCCCACTACGGCACTGGGCGTAACGCCGATACCCTCAAGCCATCCGCACCCATCTACCACGCTGTCAAACCTGATATCGATAAAGTCGCCCGCGCCCTAGGCGACTCAATCGAAGAATCCGGTCTCGTCCGCGGCGATCAACAGATCACCTCCTGGAACATCGCTAAGCGCTACACCGTTGGTGATGAAGCCCCAGGCGTCCTCCTCACACTCATCTCCCTATGACACCTGAACAGCAGTGCCGCTCCCTCCAAACCGACACCACAGCCTTCGGTGCCACCGACATCCGCGCCATGGAAAACCGGGTCATCGCCCTCGAAATGCTCTACAAATTCGCCGGCCGCGATAATCCAAATTCCCCATCGCACGGTCTTTACACCGGCCTCTGGGCGCCTTACCCAACTGACGCACCCTAGACTCCGAAAAACGAGGAAAATATTTCAGTGGCTGGCCGCAGCACTGCAGTTGAAACCAAGTTCAGAGTGGACGCCGTTTACAAGCTCCTCTCTGAAGCTTGGTCGCGGCAGCAGATCATTCAGTTTGCTGCTGATGAATGGGGGGTCACCGAGCGCCATACCGACAACTACATTGCTCGCGCTCGTGACCTGCTCATGGCAGACGCTGACATGCAGCGCCCAGCCTGGTTAGCCGAAGCGCTCCAGCGGTTGCGCAACTATGAGCAGCAGGCAGCCAAGCGCGGTCAAATCCAAACGGCTGTCAACTCAGTGGCAATGCAGGCCAAGCTGATTGGCATCGAGGTATGACCATGCAGGTAGACGTTCTCGATAACGAGCTGATCCGCGTCTGCCTGACAGAGGATGGCATTACCAACTGCTGCTACGTGACTAGCCACCACCTAACGGAAGAGAAGGCAGGGCAGCTAAGGGCGGCGAACCTGCGTGAAGCCTCAAGCGCCTTAGGGGTTGACCCTATGGCTGCGTAGGGATTACCCTGAATTGAAAGGGGAGGCGGGTTGCAGCCCCCTCCCCACGGATCACTCGCATCACCGAGCAACCATGAAAACCTTAGACCTGACAGGGCAGCGTTTTGGCCGCCTCACAGCTGTTTCCTTTTCTCGCGTTGACCACCACCAAAAGCGCCTGTGGTGGTGGCAGTGCGATTGCGGACAGCGCAAGGAAATCAATCACAGCCTTGTAAGGCAAGGGAGGATCTCCAGCTGCGGCTGCCTGGCAAAGGAGCTTCTGACCCAGCGGCTGGTCAAAGACATCGCTGGCCAGCGGTTCGGTCGCTTGGTCGCCTTGCGCCAAACAGGGCGCCGCATTCATGGAATGAACATGGAGTGGGAGTTCCGTTGCGACTGCGGTGCGTTGACTTACACATCAAGTCCCTCAGTCAAAAGTGGCAACACCAATAGCTGCGGCTGCTACCTCAAAGACCGCATCACCGAAACTCAGCGCAACGAATTGACCGGGCAGCGCTTTGGGCGTCTTGTCGCAGTGGAGTTCAGCCACAACATCACCAAGGCAAACGGCAACAAAGGCCAGGCTTGCTGGCGGTTTGATTGCGACTGCGGCGGGCAAGTAGTTGCATCCGGTGCCGTCATCAAAAACAGAGCGCTGCGCAACGGCGACGTTGGCTGTCAGCAGTGCGCCAAGCAAAGGATGGCGGCCACGCGGTCCGATGACTACACGGGGAAGCGCTTTGGGATGCTCACTGGCATCAAGCAGCTTGACCTCAGCAAGTCGCCTGCGTTTGCGCGCTGGCTTTGGCAATGCGCCTGCGGTAAGCAAGTGGATCGCCTGCCTGGCAACGTGAAAACCCACCCCAATGCCAACTGTGGCTGCAGTCGCGTTTGCACTGCTGCAGATCGGACGGGTGAGCGCTTTGGCTCGTTGGTAGCTCTAGAGCGCTTGCGCCTGGACAAGGCAGGCAAGACCTACGTCTGGCGCTTCCAGTGCGACTGCGGAAATCTGTGCGAAGCCCGTTTGCGCGATGCCGTTAAGGGCCAGCAACAGTCCTGCGGTTGCCGCATGGGTGGTTATGACAGCATCAGCGGCTGGATTGATGGCACATTCCGCAACCCAGAGGCGGCCGCATTTCTTTACGTCTTCCCCTTGGCCAAGCACGAAGGCTATGCAAAGCCTGGGATCGCAGAGAGCCTGGAGATACGCAAGCGTGGCAGTCGTGGCCAGTACGGCGAGGTCCACGACTTCATCGAGCTGCCCCGTTTGGATGCGTGGTTGATTGAGCAGGCAACGCTTCACGCCACCAAGTACCTAGCTGGCTGCCCTGCTGTCTTGGCTGATGCCAAATGGGAGGGCTACACAGAGGTGCGGCAGATGGAACCAGCCGCCGCGTTTCAGATTGCGCTTGACTTCCATTCGCAGCTGCAAGACTTAGGGCGTGAAGAGTTTGCAATCAGGTTCCTGCCCATGACACCGGCTGAGCAGCGGGCACTTGCCAAAATGGCCGCATGAGTTCCCTACTAGATCGGTGCGCAGGGGGCTCGATTCTGGAGCCCCCGCAGGCTTTAGAGGAATCAGCCCCACTTGACGTTGCTGCGGCTGAAGGGTTACGTCAGCGCATCCTTGACGGACTTCTCCCCTACCAGCGCCCGATCTGCGAAGACACTGAAAACCGCATGGTCGCGTTTTGCGCAGGCTATGGGGCTGGGAAAACGCGGACGATGTGCGCCTGGGCAACTTGTCTTGCCATCGACAATCCCAACACTGTTGGCGTCCTTTTTGCCCCAACTGGTCCGCTGGTCCGCGATGTCGTAATCCGCAGCCTGGAAGATTATTGGGCTGAGCTAGGCGTTGAGTATGAGTTCAGGGCAAGCCCATTGCCTGAGTTCAAAGTATTGCTTCCATCTGGGCCCGTCTCCATTCTCTGCCGTTCAATGGAGTCATGGACGCGGATTATCGGCTTGAATTGCTCATTTTTGGGCGCGGACGAGTTAGATACATCTAAAACAGAAATTGGGATGAGAGCAGTTGAAAAGTTCCTTGGTCGTCTTCGCGCCGGCAATCGTCGCCAGCTGGGAATGTTCTCGACTCCCGAGGGTTATGGAGTGATGTGGAAATTGTTTGAGGACGAAGCAGACAAGCCTGGGCGCAAGCTGTATCGTGCAGCTAGCACTGACAATCCATATCTCCCCCCAGACTTCATTGATGGGATGCGGGCGATGTACCCGCCTAATCTTCTAGACGCATACATCCGAGGGATTTTCACGAACCTGACGCAGGCAAGTGTTTATCCCGAGTTCAGTAGAGAACTAAACAGGAGCGAGCAGAACGCACCAACTGAGCGCGATATTTTGCACATTGGCTTGGATCTCAATGTGGATCGCTGTGTCATGGCCGTTTGCGTGCAACAGGCCGATGGCATCCATGTGATCCAAGAGTGGGTGGCACGCGACACTCCAGGCGTGATCGAGCGGTTGCGGCAGGAGTACCAGCCATGGATTGACCACGGACAGCTAATCGTCTGCCCTGATGCCAGCAGCCAAAGCAGGAGCAGCAAGAACGCCGGCATCTCGGATTTTGGCCTAATGAAAGCAGCAGGGCTACGCCTTCAAACCCAGGCGAGCAACCCGTTTATCAGGGACCGTGTGCTGACACTGAATACGCTGATCCTGAATGCCAAAGGCGAGCGGCAGCTATTCGTCCACCCTGATTGCAAGCTGATGCTCAGAGGTCTCGAACAGCACGCCTATTCCCAGACAACACAGCAGCCTGAAAAGGGCGATGGTGGCGTGGATGACCTCAGCGGTCAGATGGACGCGCTTGGTTACGCATGTTGGCAGCTGCGTGGCATCAAGCCGTGGCGCACGGGTGGTAGCAGCTTCAGGGTGTATTGACTTCCGTAGACTGGCCCTAGGTTTACGCATTCCCATGGCCCGCTCCTATAAGCGCGACAGCCGCGGTCGCTTTTCTAGCGGCGGCGCCAAGCTCGGCAAATCTGCCAAAAACGAAGGCGCAAGGGCCAAATAC